ACTGTGAAAGGCGCAATCGAGGGCGACACTAGGTGCGTCAAGATTGTGTTTGACCGTGCGTGGGGCGCTGTGCCTCAAAGCACTGTGGTTCAGCTTTCTGGTTCTGCTGTCGCCATTCAATATGGTGCTCTGACAGAGAGGCAGAAGGCTGCTGTCATCGCGGCGAACGAAGCACTTGCTGAAGGTGATGAGTGAAAANACTTTCGCCTACTGAGATTCGCATACTCGCAGGACAGCTTTCGCTGTATGAGTACATGCGGAATCAGTATCCGCGATTTTATACTCGTGACAAGCCACATCTGAAAACATTGTGCGACACTCTCCAAGCATTCATTGAGGATAAGCTGCTTGACGACACCGGGCAGCCTGTTCAGAATCTTATGTTAAACGTGCCTCCACGACACGGCAAAACGTTGTCTGTGATGGGGCTGGTTCAGTGGGATTTAGGACGTGACCCGTTGCAGTCATATGTGTGCGTGTCGTACAATGAGAAGCTGTCCGCTCGATTCGCTCGCGGCGTTCGGGATGCTATGCAAGAAGTGAAGATGGGCTCTCGGTTGGTGTACAGCGACTATTTCCGTACACGGGTTAAAGCTGGTGACAGTGCGTATGAGGCTTGGAGCGTGGAAGGCTCTCCATTCTCATTTTTGGCGACTTCTCCTGGTGGCACTTTGACCGGCATTGGATGTACTCGCGGCATTATTGATGACCCCGTCAAGTCCTCTGATGAAGCGTTTAATGACACTGTGCTGGAGAACATTCGTGACTGGTATGTCAACACATTCCTTTCGCGGCTGGAGTCTGGCGCGAAGCAGCTGCTCTTGATGACACGCTGGGCAACGGGCGACTTGTGTGGTTGGCTGCTCGAAAAAGAACCTGAGAAGTGGCACGTTGTTGTTTTACCAGCGAACGTTACCGGTGCGGAGAATCCTACTGACGACGACATGTTGTGTCCTGCCATTTTGGACGCTGCGACCTATCTTGACCGCAGGACAAAAACCGACCCGGTGATTCACGCAGCCAACTATGACCAAAAGCCGTATGATTCAACCGACAAGCTCTATCCGTCATTGAAAACGTATCGCCTTGAGGACGCTCCGAAATTCTCAAAGATTGAAAATTACACAGACACTGCGGACGAAGGTTCGGATTACTTGGCGTCCATCACTTATGGTGTGGCCTCGGGGTTGGCTTATGTTCTGGACGTTATTTACACCCAGGACAGCATGGAAGTGACGGAACCGGCGCTGGCTAGAACACTCATTAATCATAAGGTGCACCGGGCACACATTGAATCGAATAACGGCGGGCGCGGCTTTGCGCGTGCTGTGGAGAAATTGATTAGAGCTGCAGGCAATACTGAGACTGCCATTGATTGGTTCCATCAGTCTGAAAATAAACAAGCGCGAATTCTCTCTAATGCAATATCTGTTAATAACTGTGTGTTATTTCCTGAAGGATGGCAATATCGTTGGCCACGATTTTATGAGGACATCACTCGTGTGGGTCGAAGCGGCAAGTGGGCTCACGACGATGCCATGGATGCGCTAACCGGTGTGGTGGAGAAGAGCTTGGTCTCGGCCGACTTTTGCAATTCTTTAATAGGAGAAGACTATGGTGTGTTATATTTGCGGGATGCCAAGCGTTCTCAAGTGTCGTGAATGTGGAAAGCCTGTGTGTGGTTATCATTACGACTATTCTGATGGCAAGTGCACCGTTTGCCATGGCAAGCAGTTCTCCAAGCCGGAATCAGACTTGGCTGCGGCTGCTGTTGAGACGAAGCCGGCGAATGTCGTGGAAACGAAGCCTATGCTGCCGAAGAGCAGGAAGGATAGGGTGTAATGTCACTTACCAGGCGAGCTGAATTCGACCAGCAGCGTGGACTTCGTAAGCTGTGGACTCAAGCACCGGAAGGTAATGTTGCTTCGCTGCTTGAGATGTATCATACCAATCCTCGTCTGGATGCTATTGATATTAAAGCAACGCACATCGCCAGTGTGCCATGGGCACTGTATGACAAGGCTGCGTGGGATGCCTCTCCTGACGAAGCGCAGCCGATACTGAATCATCCTGCCACTGCATTGCTGCTTGAACCTTGTCCTGCGTATCCTGAGATTGATGGCTCGGTGTTTATATATTTGACCTATGTTTATAAGCGTCTGACCGGCGAAGCGTATTGGTGGAAGATTCGCAACGGCTCGTCTATTGAAGCGCTGTACATCATGCCAAAGTCATGGTGCTTGCAGACACCGAGCTACAATAGTCCATATTTTCTGTTTATGCCACTGGGCGTTGCGGGCGGGCAAACTGTCAAAGCTGACCCAGCCGACATCGTATGGTTTAAAAGTCCGAACATTGCCGACCCGTACTCTCGTGGTCGTGGGCGCTCGGAAAATATGTTGGATGAGTATGAGGCTGATGAACTGGCTGCGAAATATCAGAAGAATTATTTCTACAATGATGCCACTCCACCGATTGCCATTTCCGCACCCGGTGCAACAGAGCAGGAAGTTAACCAGCTCAAGCAGTCCTGGATGCAGCGCGTTGGNGGGTTCCTTCGCGCACGNGCTCCGGCGTTCTTGACCTGGGAAGGTGCGAAGATAGAAANGATTGCTGACTCTCAGCGNGAGATGGACTTTGTTGAGTCACGCAAGTTTATGCGCGACATGGCGAATCAGCATGAACAACTTCCTCCTGAGATTGCCGGCATTATTGAGAATTCGAATCGTTCCACTATTGATGCAGCGTTCTATCTGCTCATGAAGAACGTTCTCATGCCTGAGATTGCTGCTCTAGACGCGACCATCACTCGGCAACTTATTGCTTCTGATTACGACAATCGTATCGTGTATCGCCACAAGAATGTGACTCCACAGGATGAGGCGTTTAAACTTCAGAAGGCTAATGAAGGTGTGAGCCGCGGCATGTTGACTCGTGCCGAATGGCGCAAGGCTATGGGCTATCCTGTGGATGAAGCGCGAGACAATGTGTATGTCATTCCGTTCTCACTGACTGAAGTGAAGCCTGGAGAGCAGCCGGCTCCACAACCTGTGCCTGTGCCTGCGCCTGCGCCAATTGTTGAGCCGGCTGCAAAGACTATTGATTATTCTCTGTCAAAGGCTGTCAAGAATAAATTCTCTGCCGAGCAGCGTGCTGCCGTTTGGAAAGTGTTTGACACGAAAGCTGCTAGCGGCGAACCGTTCTTCATGCAAGCTGTGCGCAAGCTAGCTGCCACCCAAGACAAACTTTTCCGTGACACATTCAAAGAGGAACTGGGCAACGGGCGCGACTTTATGGGCGCTGTTGAACGTACCACACAGAAAGTGCTTGGCGAGAGCGCAGACATCGCTGTGAAATCGGGATTGGCTCCTGCGTGGCTTGCCTCTCTGAAGAACGGCTTTGAGCTGGCGCAAGAGTTACTTGGTGGCGGCATTGACTTTTCGTTGTACAATCCAAAGTTTAATGCATGGGTAGACAAGGCTGGGCTATTGAAGGCTAAAGAAATTAACGACACAACCCGCACCGCGCTGCGCGAAAAACTTGCTGCCGAAATATCAGACGGTTTGCGGTCTGGTGAATCGATGGCTGAGATTGCCGACCGCATACAGGCTGCAACGGCTGGCGTTTATGACAATATGAGTCAAAATCGTGCCATGGTCATCGCTCGCACAGAGACTGCAGCGAGTGTGAATGCTGGACAGTTTGAAGTTTATAAAGGTGAGGGTGTCAAGCAAAAAGAATGGCTAGCAACCCAGGACGACCGTACACGAGACATTCATGCTGCCGCGGACGGGCAAGTGGTTGGCATTGATGAGCCGTTTGTAGTTGGCGGGGAAGCGCTGATGTATCCACTAGACCCTAACGGCAGTGCGGAGAACGTTATAAATTGCAGGTGCACCATTGTGCCTGTGATAGAGGAGTCATGATGGACGAGCTTAGAACGTTGGCTGTTAAATCCGCTCAACAGAGTGAGCGGGTTATTCGATTCATTGCTTCAGATGAATCGATTGACCGTGATGGTGACATCATTACTGCAACGGGGTGGCAACTAGGGAACTATCTGAAAAATCCTGTGGTACTCTACGGCCACGACTATGACAAACTTCCTGTCGGCAAGGCTGCATCGGTGCAGATTGATACCGCGGCGCGGCAATTGATTATTGATGTACAATTCCCCACCATTGAAGAGCTTTCTAGCGGCACTCCGTCTGAGCATGCCTTGTTTGTAGACAGTGTGTACAACCTTGCCAAGCTCGGTGTACTGAACGCTGTGTCTGTGGGCTTTCGAGGATTGCAGGTGGAACCAATTCTGGACGAGAAAGGTCAATGGGTGGGACGACGGTTCTTGTCTCAAGAATTGATGGAGCTGTCTATCGTTCCGGTGCCTGCGAATGCCAATGCCGTTGCTATCATGCGCGAAGCCAATGTGGATGCAGCGGTGATAAAAAGTTTTCAGAGCGTTGTTACGAAAGTGGGGCGGCGGCTGTCCGCTGCGTCACTCGCTTCGTTNCATGCTATTCGGGACAAGCTNGACGAGGCTAATGCAAANCTGGACGAGGCACGGGCNGAATATGCTGTGCTCGTCGGNGACCTTGACCAGCAGGACGATGGGCAAGACGAACCTAAAGCGACTGAGCCGGATGCGAAGAACGNGTCCGACACAATTGAAATCATCGACACTCATATATTTGAGTTCGATGAGCCGAAGAACGGTGAATCTAAACACAAGGAGTAGGCTATGCAGCTTACCGATGTTGAATTGAAGAAGATGATTGATGATGGCGCGAAAGCCGCTGTCGACGCTGCACTCTCTCAGAAGGCGGAAGCGGACAAGGCAAAAGACGAGGAGCACAAAAGTGCCTTGCGCGCTGAATTTCAGGCNGTGTATGAAGAGAATCGCAAGCGGGAAGAGGCCACAGGTGTGAANAGCGGGCTCGCTCCTCTNGAGAAGCTTGGCCGGCTCATNACNGTGGCTGCGGCAGGGAAGTGTGAGCCGGACAGAATGCTNGANGTGGCAAAGAAGATGTTCGACTCTGACAAGGAGCTTCATGGCTACATTCAGAAAGGTATGGAAGCGGGGCTGCCATCAACGGGCGGATTCCTCGTTCCGCAGCAGCTTTCNAGNGAATTNATCGACCCACTGTATGCNGGAACGTTCCTTGACAAGATTGGCATTTCCAAGTATCCAATGCCTAANGGCTCTTTGAATCTTGGCCGCGGCGCAACATCNGGGNCNTTCTCCTGGGGTGCGGAAAATCCTGTCAATGACAAGACTGGNATGACCTTNGANGAAGTGAAGCTGTCNGCCAAGTCCGGCTCTGCGTATGTGCCNGTNTCGAANAGCTTGCTGCGCTANTCTCCTGCCCAGGTGCAAGCCATCATTGCTCGTGACCTGCAGGAAATTTATGCGATTGCCATCAACACTGCCGCTCTGTATGGCAAAGGCACTGCGTATCAGCCCAAAGGGTTGGTGAACGTTGCTGGTATACAAACACTAGGTAGTTCCAGCACGCCACTGTCCGCCAACACTCCTGTTGACATGCTGGCTCTGCTTGAGCAGGCGAACATCGCCATGCTCAAGCCGTTCTGGGTCATGAGCCCAAAAATGAAGAGCTGGCTCAAAAATCTACAAAACCACAGCCGGCGCGTACATCTATCGTGACGAGATGAACAAGGACAAGACGCTTGAGTCTGTTCCGTTCATCGCGACCACATTGTCGAGCTACACCGACACCACGACCGATTATGCTGACTTGTGGCTGGCAGACTGGGCGTATTTTGCGTGGGGCGTTGGGCGAGATATGGAGCTGACCATGTCGAAAGAGGCTACCTATGTCTCTGGCGGAGTAACTTATTCTGCTTTCCAGCG